CTGATACTCCTTTTCTCTTAGCCATACTTAGAACGGTAGATCGTTGTTACTATCTCCGAATAGATCGTCAAACTGACTTACTGTATCAGCTTTCTTAGGAGCCTGAGTCTCTACAGTAAAGTTATTAGCTGGTGCTTGAGTAGCTGCAGGTGCTGCTGTAATAGGTGCTGTTGAAGTATTGTCTCCGTCTTCGTTACCTGATAACCAGTTCTCAAGATTACGTTTGATAAAATCAAAGTCGTATTTAGAGAATGACTTTAACGGATCTGGTTGAGTCTTAGTCCAAGCTTCTACTTGAGCGTTATCTTCACTCAAAGGAGTCTGCTTAGGCTTGATACGTACAGAAGTCTGCGGGTAAGGGTTACCTTGTACTACTTCGATAACGATATCAAATCCATTCATGATGTCTGTAAAGTCGCCGATATCTTCGTCAGCAGCTAATTGAAGCAATGTATTGTATACTTGCTTACCAAAGCCCCATAAACGAACACCTTTGTCTTCTTCACCACGTACTACTACAGGAGCATGAACACGCATCTTTGGAGCCAATTTACCAGACAATGACCAGTTATCACGGTCAGAAGTCTTACGCAACTCGTTTACAAAATCAACAACAGGATCTTGCTCACCAAAGTTAGTCAATGCAATCATTGGATACTTACCAATTCCGTAGTGGAAGTAAAGTTCACTGAAAGGCATTTCAGGGTTGTACATTGAAGGTACAATTCGGATCTGATGTTTACCTACTGTAGGCTTCCAAAATGTAGCTTCGTAATCGATCTTCTCACGCTCACGTCCGTTTGACTGCTGAGCCTGAAGTTTCTGCTTAATAGCGGATAAATCCATAGAAAAACTAATTTAATTATAACTGTTTGAATTATGTTTCGAATATAAAGATACGAAATGTATCTTAAAGAGCCAACTACAATTCGATAATTTTATGCAACCTTGTATTAATTCTCTTTAACTCAGGTCCTCTGGTTAGTAAGATACAGTTGCGATAGTCGGGCCAATTTACTCTATATGAGGGATCTGCTTTACCTCCGTTAAGATCCTTAATCAGAGTATTTAAAGCGTTAATAGTATAGAGAGTATTAGATTCTTTTTTACGATGTACTAGAATAGTATTGTCGAGGAAGTTAGCTACATTGCCAAAATCAACATTATACGTACAGATGTACTCTTGATTGCTTTTAGAATATAGAACGAAGATCTTGTTGTACATAATATCGTACTTACCCTTAATCTGTTCGATCAGAGTATCAAGATTCTCTTCCGTAGTAAACGTACAGAATAATTTATTGCTCATATCGTCGTTCCAAATGCTATTGTCGGTGATAAAATCGTAACCGAATTCTTGTGTCATAACTTCCATTATAAATAGATTTTACTAATCCAAAACTAAGTTTGTATTACTTTTATATTTCACAGGGTATTTCCCTGATGTTTCTAATAACCGTTTAAGTTCTTCTAACGTCTCTTTTCCGTCAGATAAATCAAAGTCAAAAAGTATCGCATCATAAGTATATAATGCTACTCCAGACTTCTTGTCTTTTAAATAACCTAATACTTCTTTTAAGATAAGAATATTTCTTGAGGTCTCCAAACTTTGTATAACATAATTAAAAAGTTTTTGAGGATTCATATCCTTGAGATTAGAGTAGAACGGCTTATTTGATATAGGAGCTCTAACTACTCCATCAACAGTGAACCTGGTCCACATTTCATTTATATAAGAGGCTACCTTATCGAAAAACTCTATGTGTCTATATTTGTCTGGTACCCCGCCGTACATGATCTGGAAGGTGTTTTGCTTGGATTGCTTATATTCTTCTTCTGTTAACTCTTGCTTATCGAAGTATAACCTACCTAATTGAGTATGCACGCTCTCAGAAGTGAACTGATAACCTATTGCTTCAGCAACCAACCTGATGTGATATCCGTCGAAATCAAATTCTATAAATCGATCGTTCTTTGGAATGATGGCTTTTCTAAATTCTTCTTTCTTTGGGATAGCGGCGAAATTAACGCTATTAAAGGCACTAGTAGGACGGCTAGTGGGATTATAAAGATTATAAGATGTATAACATATATTATCTGCAATACTGAAGCTAGGGTTATTTGGTTTAAACTTGTCAATAAATTCTTCATATGTAATTCTTACTCCATTATATTCAGATAAATAGAAGACTCCGGTAGCTAAATTATTATAAAATGGCCAGCTAGAATCTTTTAGTATATCTTGGTAGTTTTCAACTATTTCAATAAGACTGTTATAACTCCTCTCACACCTCTCATGCAGTTTAGCTAGTGGAATGATACGATTTAAATCTTTTTTCTCAGACATCCTATTATAATACCATTGAATAGTCTGAGGTGGATCGGGTAATCTAAGAGTATCGTATTCAACCATAGAGTACATTAGGTTGATGTCGTTGATATTACTGTGAGAGAAGAAGTATAAGAAGTTCTTTTTGTTAAACGTATACAGTATACCGTAACATTTCAAAAGCTCCTGTACTCTACTCTTCTCTAGATTAAGTCCTTCTTCATGGTCAATAGGCAATATGTACCCTTCCTTATGATCTAAAGGACGGATATACAGTGCAACTGCAGAAGAAAGCATAGGATGGTAGCGGTCGTTAGTTGTAACGACTTCTACGTAACCTCCTTTTCTGCCTAAGTTACAGAGATACTTTAATTGTGAATCGCTTTCAACGATGTAAAACATAACTTATTATTCATAACCTTTTATAATATACGAATTATTCTTTAACGAACAAACTGAGAAGGATCTTTTAAGTAGGAAGATATTCCTGGGAATGTTTTTTCAGCACGAGCTAAGATACTTATATTCAACCCTCTACTGATTAAGCTCCAATTTATTCCTAATATGTCGTAACGTGGGTAATAGTATTTAGTCTCCTTATGTTTAAGTGAGAGATAATCTTGTTTATTGATTTCAAAGATACGTCCTGTGTTCTTATCTTTTGCAAAGTATCTTACAATACTTGCACTCTTTCGATCTTCAGCACTAACTTTAGGGTAGCTCATCTGCAGAGGTTGAGTAGATCTTAGGTTAAAAGCTTCTACGTCTTGACGGACTTCATCGTACTTTAAAGGCTCTAAGTAGTCAACAGGACCTTCGGGGAAAGGTTCTACTACAGCTAGTTCTCGGGAACCTTTATCCATCGGGGAATTTCCGGAAAAGAACTTCCCATCAAATGTTTCAATATAAGGTCCTACATACGCTTCTCCGTCAGGGCTTGTTACCAGGGTTTTTCCGTCGGAATAGAGGCCGGTTTTATATTTTGACTTAGGTAAATACATACTATGCTAGTGCTTCTTCAGCTTGTTTATAAACTTTCTCAAAATTAGCTAGTACGTATTCATCGTACTCTGCTAGAGTCGGGTACTTATCAGCTATTCCGTTGGCATTATTTCTCCAATGTATTTGAGCGCCTTTACCATTCCATCTGCTATACCAGGTTTCGGCTGCTTTTCTAGGAGTATCAGCTTTGTCGAAGTCACGTTGTACAAAATCTGCTTTCTTCTTTTCAAAGAATGCGTCAGCAGATACAAAGCTCACAAATGCCTTCTTTAGCTTAGTACCACCTTCTATAGCATAGACGTATCCATTTGAAACAGAAGATCCAAAGCTATCATATCTCCATCCACCGGATGTAATATCGTACCCTCCGTAGTTGTGATTAAATCCAGAGATAATGGTGCCACGGCCCTGTTCTCTAATCATTACTGCAAGAATAGATTTTTGGAGGTTTACGTTATTCGTTACCTTTTTAATTGCTGCTGCTGCTTCGCTGTAAGTTAAAGTAGTTCTTAAGAAGCTTTGCTCTTTACCTTCCCAACCTCTATCTAGATTTTTAGAAGAACCTTCTGCTGCTGGGATTGGAGGAGGTGAAAGGGCAGTTTCTGCATCCTTAATGATTGGAGCGCCTGCTCGTCCTTTTCCGTTAGTATTATAGATCTGAGCTTTTATAGTGGTAGTCCATCCGGATATTGTTATAGTATGGGTCAGTCCTGTTATGATAAAT